AAGACTTTACGCTCTCGGCACCTGCCAGCGCCTGGACATCATCTCCGCCCGCTCCTGTAGGCGTTCGACCGGTTTTGCGACCGCCTAGTTCCACGTCTAAAAATTGACCGCCAAAATCTACATCCGGCACGCGATAAACGCGGCCAACCTCCAGCGGCTCCATGTGGGTGTAGCCCAGCGTGCGGGGCCGACCGCGCATCAGACCGCGCCCCGATCGACCCACTGGTCGCCACCGGCCAGCGCATACGTCACCGCGTCGTCGTCAACTGACACGACATCTCCAGCGATAAGCGCGGGCCGATAGCGTTGGTCTGCGCACCCGGCGCGCTGTTCTGAAATACTGAGATTTTTTTCGTGGCGCTTGCACAGCCAGCCGGCGTTCTCAACCGGCGCCGAATAGATGCAGGTGCGGCAGCCGCATTGCCAGAACTTGGGGTCGTCGGACAATCGCGCCGGCAGCATGTCGGGGTTCTGCACAATCCGCTGCCCACGCCGCGCATAAAACTCGGCGTGTTCCTTGTCGAAGTCCGTTCGAACTGCGTCCCAATCGCGCCCGCCCGCCGACGCAACGACCGTGTAGCCGCGCGTGCGCCCGACGTAGAGCATGTAGAGTTGATGCTGCGCGTAATAGGTTTCGTTCCACTCGCGCAACGTCGCCTTCTCGCCCAGCTTCTGTTTGATTTTTTTGAACTTGGCGAAATTCTTCTCGCCGACGCACTTAACTTCCAGCACATGCCACGTCTTCGGCGCCTGCTTCAGCCCCAGAATCTCACCGTCCAGGTGGCCGGCAAAGTGGCCCTCGAAATCAACCACCTCGATCTGGCGGTTCGTGTCGGGATCGTTCGAGATGACCGTCAGGCCATCGACCATGCGCAGGCGCTCAACAACGAGATCCTCGGTGCGGTGACCGTCGGCAAAATTCTTGAGGGTGCCGGCGTTAAACGCCTCAGACCCAGCGTGATAAAAATGATAATAACTTTTGCGCTCACACCCGCCGATCATCGACATGCCGAGATACGTGCGACCAGCGCGCGCATTCTCGCGTTTTTCCAGCGCCCGGTCGGCAGCATCCAGCGTCGGGTCGCTGATGACAATCTCGGTCATACGGCCACCATCACGCGCTGTCCGCGTCCCGACCGCCCTGGCCGCCTGCCGGCATAGGCGATCTTGCCGCGTCGGTGCAGGTTGGCAAAGCGGGCGGTGACCGATGAGTACGCAAAGATTCCGTGGCACTGCATTGCAATCTCGCGCACCTCGTCCGAAATCACGCCATCGGGATTTGCCTTAATTATGTCCAGCACCAGACTTTCCAGCGCGGTTGCGTCGATCGATTCCAGTGCGTCAAATGATGTGGTCATGTCTCTCTCCAAAGAATGAAAAAAGGGGGCGGGAAAAGGGTAAAAACCCGCCCCCAGTGGTCTACGCCCAGGGAGCGGCAGCCGCCGGTGGGGGCGGCGCGGGCTGTGCCGCAGGCTGACCGGGAGACAGGGTCGGCTGCGGCGTAGGCGCAGATGGCAAATAGTCGGTGGCGATATTCTTCGCGGGCCAATCTCCGTTGCCCTGCTCGACGCCAACGACCAAGTTAAGCTGGCGACCAAAAAGCTGATCGGTGTCGGTGACCTGACCGACAAGGCCGAGTGCCACGCCGAGTTTGTTGAACTCTTTCGTGGCAATATCGCGGGCCGTTGCGCCAGGGTGCCAGAGATTGAAGTTCATCCATATCTTTCGACCCATCGACAACGTGAACTCGACTTCGAGATAATTGTTGCCCGCCTTCGAGGTCTTTTCCTTGGCGCCGGTGACGCTCGCGGCATAGGTGCCTTCGTCAATCAGGCCGGTGCCGGCTGACACGTTGTTTGGGTCTACTGAAACGGGTGCGGATAGTGCGCTCATTTTTTCTCTCCTGTGATAGCCGCCATCAGCGCGCTCCATTCGAGCGGCAGTTCGACGGGGATGGGGTAACGGGACTTCGCGACAAATGCAGGCTGCGCTCCCGTGCGCAGTACCCGCTCGCCAGTTCCGACCGCGCGGGTTCGCGTGCGGCCAAATCCGGCGTCACTCTCTTTCATCAGCGTGCGGTAATCGCAGTAGCCAATGATATCTGAATGCTCGGATACGAGGTCGGCACTCTTCTTGTGCAGCTTCAACTCAAACCGATCGTAGGCGTCCTGATCGGGCGCCTCGTACTTCCGTATCGCCGAGTGCGCGATCATTATGACCGCCATGTTTTTCTGCTTGCGCAGAACCTCTATGCGCGCCAACAGGTCGCGCCAGAGTTCGACCGCGAACACGTAGCCCTTTCCGTAGCCCGGATCTTCGATCGACTTGAACCCGTGAATGTCGCAGACCTTCTGCCAAATAACCGGCTCCAGCCAATCAAGGCTGTCGATGACGACGGTGCGAAACTCGTGATCTTCGTTGGTCAAAGTATCGATGGCCGACACGAACGCGTCATACGTGTCAAGCAATGGGAAGCGGTCCACGCCGATTATCCCGGCACCGTCCTCGGTGCAGAGGAACACGGCCTTTGGAGCAGATGCCGCAAAGGTCGATTTCCCGACCCCCGCGCCGCCGTAAATAGTTATGCGCGGCGCCGCCATCTGCGGCCCGCGTATGATGTCAGTTAGTTTCATCGTCTGTCTCCTCTGTTGATAATCCTGCTCGCACGAACAAATCGATCAGCGTCTCTTCGCGCAGGCAGTACAGGCGCGGCGAGCGGTCAGCCCGCAGCGCGATGATTGCGGCGTCATCCTGCTCAAATGCCTGGTAGAGAAATTTGAAACCGGCGGCCCCTTTTCGGCGCTTGCACTCAACCGTGTACGGCCCGAGCCGCACGTCGCCGGCGAAGTCGTCGCCCAGTTGATTTTTGAAAGCGCCGGACCCGAACACGCGGCGAGACGGGATGCCGGCATCCAAGAACGCCTGCTTGACCTCGTTTTCGAGTTCGCGCCCGCGGGCCTTGTTCCGCGCGCTCACTTGCGCGCCTGCATGTAGGCGGATTGGTGATCATCGGCAGTCACCGCGCCTTGCGTCTTGCGCGTAATCTCGGCACAGATACGCGCGCCTGGGCGCTTACGCCCGATCGCGTAGTAGTAGACCGAGGCCCGCGAGCAACCGAACAACGCCGCGGCGGCGGTGTAGGTCAGATCCTTCGACGCGAGCCAATCTCGAAGTGACATTTAGACCCCAAAAAGTGACGTTTCGTTACATTGAAAGATGGGGTATCATTTCGTAATCAATTCTGACAACATGTTTCTGCAAAAAAAATAACGGAGGAGACAAATGTCCAGTAATCGTATTGCCGAACTGGCCGCGCGGGCAGGGATAAAAATTCCAGAGCTTGCAAAACGAATCGAGATGAAGGCGGCAACCCTGCGCGTGTACACGCGCGGCGAACGCGAACCGCGCCCCGCTCTGGCGGAGAAGATCGCCGAGGCGCTTGGCTGCACGGCGAACGAGGTCATGGGCTTCGACATGAACGGCGGGCCACCGCCGCGCGAGGCTGGAGAAAATCAGATACCTTTGTATGGCAACGCGGCGGCTGGCATAGGCGCCGACGTCACGGACGTCAGCAGCCCGGTCGAGTACATCGACCGGCACCCGGCGATGATAAGCAGCGCGGCTGGCTACGCCGTGTTCGTGATCGGCACGTCGATGGAGCCGCGCTTTCGTGAGGGCGAGATCGTGTACTGCCGCCCAGGTAAGCCACCGCGTCAGGGTGACGATGTCGTCGTCCAACTTGAGGACGACAAGGGCCGCACGGCGATCGTGAAAGAGTATGTGTCGGCGGATGACAGTGTCATTACGCTACGTCAGTACAATCCAGAAAAAACGATCACGATTCCCCGTGATCAGCTTGTTTCTGTCCACACAGTGTGCGGAACGACAATAGTGTAATTTTTTATAGACAAAACGTAATCCCTTAGATTACGATTCCCTCTCGTTTTTTTTGGAGAGGGAAAATGCTGAGATTCGTTACGGAACTTTTGGTCCTGTCAGCCCTGCTGCTAGGAATCTATTTCACCTTAATCGTCACCTGCGCGTCGATCGATCGGTGCTTCGTATGAGCGCCGTTCTGTTGAGCAAAAAGGATGCCTGTCTGCGCCTCTTTGGTGCCGCCAGTAGCTACCGCTATCGCCAACTCGAAGACCTGGCCGCTGCCGGCGAGATCAAAATGGTCGGCGACCGCTGGGTGCCGTTTTCCGAGATCCGCCGCCTCGCAGGTGATCGCGATGAGTGAGTGCGAGAAGTGCCACGGCGATCACTTTTACCGCACCAGCAACGGCATGATTGTGCAGTGCGAGTGCGTCAGCGATGCCGCCTATGACGCAGTCAATCGCCCTTCCTACTACAACAAGGGCGGCGTGGAGTGCATCGACGCCGTTACCGCCGCCATCTCAAATCTCAAAGGCGTTGAGGCGCACATGACCGCCAGCGCGCTGCAATACCTCTGGCGATGGAAAGAGAAAAACGGCGCAGAGGATCTGCGCAAGGCGAGATGGTTCCTGGACAAGCTTATTGAGGAGACGCGCGATGGCAAATGATCTTAACGACGCGTGGCGGTTCC